CTACAGTGATTTCTGTAGTCTGTAATGTACGTGTAATTCCTTTAGCCATTTTCAACACTCTCTTTTCCTAATTTATTTGATGTTTTAATCTTACCATATGTAGTGATTTAAAACAACTACTTTTGAAAACTACAATAATTAACTTTTTTCGTGTCTCAGTTATATTGTTATGTTTTCCCTTACAAGAAATATCTTACCATGATTAAAAGACAAAAACAAGAAAAACTTTCATTTTTGTTGAAAAGGTATAAAAACTTACACCCATATAATAGAAGAAACTAGTTGTGTAATGATATAATAGTACTTGTAGGGGAGTTCAAAAGACTACAAGAACGTAAGTTCAAATGAACTTTAGAGATTGTTGACTTTTATCTTTGAACCCTACTGACGAGTGGGTGGGAACCTACCGAGGACACACGTAAGAACTTGAAGGTCAAAAGACCGTTCTGAAGATGTCCGAGATTCTACTATTATAATAGAAGGAGAGATATATAATGAAAACAAAAAGATTAAGATTAGGAAACTTTCAATTCTTTAATGAACCACCTAAAATAATCAGTTTTGAGGAAAAGACGTCTATGTTAGATGAGTTACAAGGTAGTGATCTTACAGAGGAAAGACGTAGTGAGATTCTTGTTACACTAAAACAGGATGTTGGATATATGCATACGGCTCTAGATTCTAACGGTGAAAAGATTTCTAAATTAGAGGGTTTGAATGCTGATTTAAAAGCAACAAACCAATCCCTATTCAACCAATTACCACCTACATATATGAATCCAAACTTAGCAAACCAAAAGAAAGAAGAAACAGCAAAAACGGAAAGAGAAGAAAAACTAGCTACTATTTCAATCAATGATATGGTAGAAAACTCATAATAGAAAGAAGGAAAATAAACAATGGCAAAAGTAACAGGTTCAGATGCACGTCAAATGTTGGCAAGTTCTGTTGGTCTTGATGATTTATCAGGTGCAGAACTATTAAACTTAATTCGTCAGGATGCAACAGAACAATATAAATCAATCGTTCCACCTGCTGATAATTCAAATATTGGAGAGGTTGGCAAAGGCTTGGAAAAGATGTCAGTAATTCAAAATGAATTTATTAATACATTAGTGGAACGTATTTCACTTGTAATTGTGAAAAAGAAATCATTAAACAACCCACTGAAGAAATTCAAAAAAGGTATGATGCCACTTGGACATACAATTGAAGAAATATTTGTAGATATTTTGAAAAGTAAAAAGTACAATGCAGATGAATCAGAAGAAAAAGTATTTGCACGTGAAATTCCTGACACGAAAGTATACTTCCACCACCGTAACCGTCAAGAATTCTACAAACAAACAATTCAAGAGGATTCATTACGTGGTGCGTTTGTATCTTGGTCAACATTTGATAACTTTTTAGCTCGTATCATCAATGCTGTTTATAACTCTGCTGAAGTGGATGAGTATCTATACATGATGAAACTTGTTAACACAGCGATCACAACTGGTGATATGAAAGCATTTGAAGTTGAACAAGTAGGAACAGATAAACATGCAGATGCAAATTCTTTATTAGAAATGATGCGTACAATTCATTCACGTTTAACGCTTCCTATGGGTTCTCGTCAATTCAATAAAGCAGGTGTACACACAGTAACTGATGAATCAGATGTTCATATCTTTATGTTACCTGAGACACAAGCGCAAATAGACGTGAATGCATTAGCAAGTGCATACAACATGGATAAAGCAACATTCATTGGTAACCGCACTTTAATTGATGGTTTTGAAGACGATAGTGTTCTTGCTGTTATCATTGATAAAAATTGGTTTATGGTATATGACCAAATGCAAAAAATGACAAATATTTACAATTCTGAGGGGTTATATTGGAATTACACATATCATGTATGGCAGGTAATGAGTTATTCTCTACTTGAAAATGCTGTTGTGATTAAGAAGAAACCAGTTGTAACACCAACAACTGTTGAGGTAACACCTAAAACAGCAGATGTGAAACAAGGTGCAACAGAACAATTTAGTGCTGAAGTGAAATAATGGTTAGGAAAAGATCAACACATATACACAAGGAGAGTGGAATCATATGGCTTTAACTTGGTCTGTTGAAGGTGGTACAAAGGTAATAACAAGAATTGATGATACTGGAAAATTAACAGTTGCTTCAGATGAACCAGTTGACACCGTTTTAACAGTAAAGGCGACTTATACGTCGGGTGAGTTAACACTCACAGGTACAGCGACTGCAACGGTCAAAGCACCCTGATTTTATAAGACCTAAACCTCCGACGATAAACCCGACTCGTCCAGGTGAAAAAATACATGTAACTGGTACAGGTATTTCAAACTATTGGATTCATATGAAAATAGAAAAAACTGGTGGCGGAGGAGAAAGTGATGTGTTCCAAGTTCAGGAAGATGGAACATGGCGAACATTAAACACAATCAATTCTCTATCAACTGGTGATGTGATTAAAGCAAGACAATCACAACATGAATTTGACCCAATTGAAAGACAATCTAATGAGGTTCAAATAATAGTTCTGTAGGTGATTCTATGAAACAGACAGTGAGAGGAGGAACGCCGATGACCACCCCATTAAGTGGAACGAACGTCCGGTTACTAACAGGCGTTCCGTTCTCTAATGATTATAAACACACAAGATGGTTTGATAGTGAAAGTGAACAACTCACATACTTTGCCCAGAAACCTAGTATATATGGAAATGTTCAAATGAATTTTCAACGTGAAGAAGATAAGACAGTTATACAGGTTCCGATGCACATTGACAAATTACATAATGTAAATTACATAGAGTTCATGAATGCTGATTACGGTGATAAGAAGTTCTATTGTTTCGTTACAGGTCTTGAGTATGCGAATGGTGGTAATACAAAAGTTCATTTTCAAGTTGATGTCATACAAACATGGATGACGCAATGGAAAGAAGGATTTAAACCTAGTTATGTAAATAGAGAACATTGTCAGTTACGGGATGAAAACGATGTTCCGATTGTGAACACCGTTGATGAAGGTTTAAACTATGGTCTTGAGTATGATGATATTCATGTGAATCATTTTGTTCCAAATCAAGGTGTTAAATGGCTTGTTATGGTATGCACGAAATTGATGCATGTGAAAGACGGTGGAACAAAGGATAAGAGTATTGCAACTTACAATGGTGCAGCACAACCCCTTACTTACTATGTATTACCTGTTACATTAGACGGACAACCTATTAAGTTTATGAGTGGTTCAGATGATATTCCGATGTCAACACCTGATAAACTTTTAAGTACTGTATATGAAACAGAAGGAGCAACAAAGAATATTGTTTCTATTTACATAACTGATTCTATTGGATGTCCGATAGAAGTTGCTGGAGGTGGAGAAACACCTTATAACATTACCCTAACTGAAAAAGACCAAAAATTAAAAGCGGTTAGAATTGGTGAAGGCGACAAGGTTAATGATTTGTTGTATGTGGAAGATGTGAAACGTTATAAAACGGAAACATTTCCATTAGAAGGAAGATATGAACATTTACCTCATTATCGTGAAACGAAACTATACATGTATCCTTACACGATTATTACAATGGACGACTTCAAAGGGAATCGAACGGATTACAAAATTGAAAACATTTATGACCCATTCATTAACTTAAATATCAAAGGTTCGATGGGTACAAGTAATAATGTAACGTATGGCATTCAAAAGTATAATGATAAATCTGAATCAACAAACCATCAAGATAACCAGTATGCACTTGTTAATAACACACCCCAAGATATCCCTGTTATTACTGATTACTTAGCAGCGTACTTACAGGGTAATAAAAACAGTATTGAGAATCAAAAGAATTCTATTATGTTCAATGGTATGATGGGTGCTTTAAACAGTGGTACACAAGTAGCAGGTGGATTGAAGAATCCCAACTTAGATTCGGGCGGGATGCAAGCTAGTTTCGGTACACTTGGAGCGATTCAGAGCGCTGGTAGTTCTGTGTTACAGTTACAAGGATTAGAAGCTAAACAACAAGATATAGGTAATATACCACCTCAATTAACAAAACAAGGTTCTAATACAGCCTATAGTTTTGGTCATCGTTATGATGGTGTGACTATCATTAAAAAGACTTTGAAACCTGAATACAGAAGGAAATTAGAAGACTTCTTTAATATGTATGGTTATAAATTAGGTAAAGTGAAAAAACCTAATTTTCATACGAGAAAAAGTTGGAATTATGTTGAGACTGTCGATTGTGTGATTACAGGGAACTTCAACAATACAGATTTACGATCTGTTAAAAACATTATTGATGGTGGAATAACGTTTTGGCATACAGATGATGTTGGAAACTACAATTTAGGAAATGAGGTGATTTAATGAGGAAGAAAGGCGCTTCTAAAATAAGACCTAAGGAAGACAGAAGATGGTATAACCACTATATGAAATACTTGTCTCAATTAACTTATCAGCTTTTTGAATGGGAAGGTCTTCCAAAATCAATTGACCCTCGTTATCTTGAAATGAGTCTTCACACATTTGGATATGTTGGATTTTACAAAGACAAAGACATGGATTACATGGTGATACAAGGGGCGAATGATGGTCAAATAGATAGATATTATAGACCTACTCATTTTAGTGGTATTAGTTCTAGTTGGACTCATAATTTTAAAATCTATAATTATGGTATGAAGATTGATAAAATGAGTGAAGAACAAAAGGATAAGTTAGGTGTGGTTGTTTATAATAATGACTATGATTCACCTACAATACCTTCTTTGGAATTATTCGCTGAAGATTTAGCAGAGATTAAGAATGTTATTAATGTTAATATTAACGCTCAAAAGACCCCTGTTTTAATTACAGCGAATGATAATACGAGACTTTCATTAGTTAAGATATACGAACAATATGAAGGTAACGAACCTGTTATTGTAGGTTATGAAGATGGTGGGATTGCTGATTCTATTAGTGCTTTGAAAACGGATGCTCCTTATGTTGTCGATAAACTGAATACACAACGTAACGCTGTATGGAATGAAGTTATGACATACTTAGGTATTAAAAATGCGAACCTTGAAAAGAAAGAACGCATGATTACTAGTGAAACTGATTCTAACAATGAACAGATTGAAGCGAGTACGAATATTTGGTTAAAATCAAGACAAGAAGCATGTGATAGAATTAAAGAATTATATGGTCTTGAATTGAAAGTAAGAATGAGAACAGAAATTGTAAACCAATTCCAACAACAGGTTAAGGAGGAGAACCCAAATGGCTTATTATACAACACGATTAATGGACATAGTTGAATCTGAAACCTATTTAGGTTCTCCTATGCAACCTACAACAAAAGAAAGAATGGAAATGGGAAGACAAAAGATTTTTGATTTTGACTATCCTCTATTCGATGAAAGTTATAGAAAAGATTTTGAAACAAAGTTCCTTATGCAATTTTACATGAATGAAATCGGTCATGAAGTATTTGGATTATGGAAATTTAAACTTGAAACATGGTTTAATCTACACATGCCTTATTATAATCAATTGTATCTTTCAACACTGATTGAATATGATCCGTTGATTAATACAGATTATAAAGTTACGAGTCTTGCAAAGAAAGACAACATTCAAACTGATAAAGCTGTAAAAGAACAAGGGACAACACAAGACACTATTAAAGGTAAAACATTTAATGAAGATTCCACAAGTAACATTGATAAAGATGGAAACAGTCATTCTAGTGGTAAATCTAACACGTATACAAAAACTGATGGTACTGATGATATTACTAAAAATGGAACTATCGCTGATGTAGAAGAAAAGATTGGTTCTGATAAAGGTAATAAAGATGTAAAAGAGTTTGAAAGAAAAGTTAATACAATGACACCTGATTCGAGATTACAGATTACAACGAATGAAGATGGAACTGGTGTTATAGAATATGCTTCTCAAATTGATGAAAATTCTGATAAACGAAGAGAAGACCATGACAATAGCACAAAAGAGAATAATAAGAACGATAGAACATCTAGTGAAACAGGTAAGAACATTTCTAGTGAGACTGGAAATAGTAAAACTGATGGTGAAAGTGATACAACTTATCATGATGAAACAAAAGGTGTATTCAATACAAAACAACAAACAGATGAAACGGGTAATATTAAAGGTAGTTTAGATGAGAATGTCAATAAAGATATGAAAGCCAATGAAGTAAAAGACTACATTGAACATCGAATTGGTAAGCAAGGTGTAGAAACATATCCTGAAATGGTGATGAAATTTAGAAAAGCAATGATTAACGTAGATGAACAAATATTCCTTGCTATACGCAAAGAGTTGTTTATGATTATATACTAGGGGATGATAGAATGTTTGGTAACTATGGTGTACCAATTGTAAAGAATGGTGGTTTTAATGCTTGGGTTCAAAAAGTTATGCCTGGTGTATACGATGACTCCATGACTTATTACCAGTTGCTTTCAAAAGTAATTTCATACCTCAATCAAATGAACGACCAACAAAATGAAATCATTGATTGGGTGAATAAAAAGCAAAATGAACAAGATGAAAAGATTGAATTCTTAAAAAATCAAATGAGAGATTTTCAAAAACAAATTCGTGAACAGATTGTACAGCTTGTAAAAGACGATTTACAAGAAATGGTTGACGATGGGACGATGGCGAAACTTATCAATGAGATTGTTTTAAAAGAATTGAATGATAAAATTGGTGATGCAAGTAAACTTGGTGATAAACCTCAAAGTGTTATTGATTCTCTTTCTGATAGAGGTTTAAATGTTAAGGATTTTGGGGCAACTGGTAACGGTGTTACCGATGACACAATTCCTTTTCAAAATGCAATTGCTTTCCGTAAAAAAGGACAAAAATTAATTATCCCTGCCGGCACATATAAGGTAGACCCTGTGACGCCTTTTATCATTGATAATGAAATGGTTGTTGAGGGTGCAGGTAGAAATTCTACTATTTTAGTAACTAGTCGAGACGCTATTGTTTTTGAAACTAAGAATGCTTCTACAGGTCGAACTCAGAACTTTAAAGTCGGTGGATTGCAAATTCTAGCTAACTTTAATAAAGCGAACCCTGTAATGAACTTAACAGGTGGTTCTTACTTTGAACTTCATGATATGATTATCACTGGTAATGAATCTATTAAAGAGCAAATGGCAAATGCTATTGTGTTCCCTAAAGGTCAATATACGTTTAATGGTTATATCACAATTGACAAAGTGTTCATTCAAGGTTTTAAGAATGGATTATGGGGTGAAGGTAATGACATTAAAATTACAGGTGGTTTCTACAATGGGATGACTGAATATGGAATCTATTTAACACCTGCAAACGTTCTTGCTGTTACAGGAATTGAAGCGTCTCGAAATGGTGTAGATGGTGTAAAAGGGGGAGGGGTATTCGCTGAGGGTAACGGTATTCATTTGAATGACAACTGGTATGAATATAATGCTAGACGAAACATTGAAAGTTACAACCCTAACAACGTAGATATTGGTCCAACATCACGAAATGTTTTCATTCCTACTTCACAGAGACAAGATTACTCAAGTGCTGGTATTATCCATGGTACAAAAGAAGACTACGGGATGGACTTTAACAGTGGTATTTCTAACTCTCATTTTGGTTCATATGGGTTGATCGCAAATGGTTGGTTTGATTCATTGGATGCAAACGGAATTCCTTTTGGTTGGAGATTAGTTGGTAATGCTCAAGTTGACAGACCTATTCTTTCTAAAGAAGGATACGGAAAAGGGATTAGAATTACATCTGGTGAGGGTTCGCCTAAGTTCTTACAATCTTTAATCCCAACTAAACAAGGTGTCATTGATAGAAAAGGTAAAAGAATTACTTGTCACATGTATGTTCGTTTGACAACTGAATTAACAGGAGAAGATATTAAACAAGTTAGATTCGGTATTACACCTGATATTCTTTTAACAGGTGGTCTGAATAACGGTTCTATTCTAAATGGATTCCAAATTAAAAAAGAAACATGGACTAAAATAACATTTAGATACACAATTAAAGGTGATGAAAATCAAATCAATTGTGGATTCCAAATTCCTGCTGGTTCTTCTCTAGAAATTGCTGGTGTTTCATCTACTTTAGGTGAATTGAATTTAGCTAACTTTGAAAAACCAGTAACAAGTGCTGGTGGTGAGGTCTTTGGAGAATTTAGACTTCAAGGTCGTAAATTAGGATATTCAAGTACAGTTCCTACATCAGGTAGTTATAACTTAGGAGATATTTTATTCAATAATAATAGTGCTAGAGGTAAAAGTTTTGGTTGGTATTGTGTAACAAGTGGTGCTCCTGGTATTTGGGAAGAATTACCTGATATTAAAACACAACCTTAAACATATAAAAGGAGAGATAAAAATGGGTTTATTAGTTAAAAGAGAATTAGATAATGGTTTAACAGTAGAACAAGCATATGGTCGAATTGATACAGTGAGTGGATATAAAGGAAAACTAACAATTTCGGTAAACTTCTATGCTTCACGTGATGCATTCTTATCTGGTAAAAACTACTTACAACAAGAACTTTATGATTTTGTTCCTAGTGTTGCCAATGGTTCTGAAAACTTTATCCGACAAGGTTACTTTGAGATTAAGAAACTTGGACAATTTAAAGGTAACTCAGATGTATTCGAGTTAGGTCAAGAGTAGTTTGAAAGAAGGTCAAAAAAGTGTTGGGAAGAATGGAAAACAAAACTCCCTCTTCCCAATGAGAAATATGTACATTACACAAGGTTCTGACGGTGACTTTTCTCATAAGAATTCAAAGGCAATAGATTACCAAGATTGGAGCGGAGGGCGTAAGAATTTACGAGCGCCTGTATATGCTCCTGCTGATGTAACCTGTAGTCATGTTGGAAATGCTGGTGATGGTAGTGCTTGGACAACAGACCAAGAAGTGAATACACCGATTGGTATAATGAGAGTTACATATATGGTATGGCATGATAATGATTCACCTAGTAGATTCATAGGAGAAAAAAGAAAACAAGGTGAATTGATGGTTCGAACTGGTACTGCTGGACATGTGACGGGTGATCATCTGCATATGGAAGTTTATAAAGGTACAACAATGCATGATAAAAGTCAAAGGGTTCAAAATTGGGAATTGGTGTTTGTTAATGACACTGAGCGAACAAAAGATAATGGGTATCCTTGGGTTACAACTGATAACATAGGTGATGGTAGTGGAACTGGTATAGATGATGGTACTTGTACTCCTAGTGTCCCTGTTGGAAATGGAACAATACAATTAAATGAAAAAGTGAATGCTAAAGTTAGAAGTTATGAATCTCAAATGAGAGCGGAATGTACAGCACAGGGAATACCAGAAGCGACAATCCCTTTACTTGCTTTGATGATGGTTGAAAGTGGTGGTGAGGGTGGTGACCCAATGCAAAGTTCTGAGTCGGCTGGTTTGCCTATGAATACAATAAAAGACCCTGTTGCTAGTATAAAACAAGGTGTAAAACATTTTAAAGAGTCTATGTTGACAAGTGCTAAATATGGTTGTGATATTTGGACAGTATTCCAACAGTATAATTACGGAATTGGATATGCTAGATATGTAGGTGCTAGAGGTAAGATTAACACGATTCCTTTAGCTAAAGAATATTCAAGAACTGTTGTTGCTCCTAGTTTAGGAAATACAAATGGAAGAATGGTTCCTTATATAAATGAAATATCTATTGCTCTAGGTGAAACGATGAGATATGTTGACGGTGGTAACTTCTTGTATTCTTTCATGATTAAATACTATACAACTGGTGATGGTAGTATTAATAGTTGCGGTGGTAGTAATACAGAAGATGGAAAGAATGAAATTAAGGGATTAGATGACTTATATAGATTGTTGTTGAGTGATCAGTTAAATGGGTGGAAACATTAAAAAGAGAAGAGGAAAAAACATGACAAGTGAAATTGCTAACTTTATTGTGAATAATGGATTTGCTATTTTCGTAGGTGTTTATATGTTGACGACTCAAAATAAAGTATTGCAAGATAACACAAAGGCTATTAATGAATTGATAGTTATTGTGAAAGATATAAAAATTAAGGATGTGGCGTGATGGGACACATCGTAGATATTTCTAAGTGGAATGGTGATATTAAGTGGGATGTTGCTAAAAATAATATTGATTTTATTATTGCTAGGGTTCAAGATGGTAGTAACTATCAAGACCCTAAATATAACGAATATGTAAATGATATGAAGAAAAGAAATATTAAGTTTGGTAGTTATGCATTTTGTAGATTTGTTTCTGAAGAAGATGCAAGAATTGAAGCAAGAGATTTTTGGAATCGTAGTGATAAAGAATCTACAGTTTGGGTTGCTGATGTAGAAGTTAAAACGATGGAAGACATGAGAGCTGGTACGCAAGCCTTCATTGATGAATTACGTAAATTAGGCGCTAAAAAAGTTGGTTTGTATGTTGGTCATCACATGTATAAACCGTTTGGAATGGATAAAGTAAACAGTGATTTTGTTTGGATTCCTAGATATGGAGGTAATCAACCTGATTATCCTTGTGATATTTGGCAATTTACTGAAACTGGTTATGTTGAGGGAATTGGTAAATGTGACTTGAATCAATTGATTGGTGGTAAAGATTTGAGTTACTTTATCGGTGAAGAACAAGAACAAAAACCAACTGTTATAAGTGGATATGATTCTAGTTGGTTTACTAAACAAGATGGTGTATTTACACTTGATCGTAGTGTTCATTTAAGAGATTCACCCAGTGGAGGGAAAATCATTGCAACCTTACAAGCTGGTGATAGCGTTCGTTATGACGCTTTCGGCTATGAAAATAACGGTCACGTATATATCAGACAGCCTCGGGGTGGTTCTTATGGTTATATGGCTACAGGTGAAACTCATGAAGGAAGAAGAATAAATTATTGGGGTTCGTTTAAATAAATTTAAAATATAAAAGATAAAAGATAAAAGAAAAGGTGGCGTTTGTAATGGATGTGAGTTTATACTATGACGGTAATACAGCAATGAGTTATAATAGAATGTTAACATTTACAATTGGAGGTCGTAGTACTGGTAAAACATATTTTTATAAACGCCATTGTGTGAAACAATTTAAAAAGAATGGTAAAATGTTTGCGTATGTTAGAAGGTATAAAGATGAATTAAAGGGCTTAGGTTCATTCTTTGATGCTATTAAACAAGAATTTCCTGACGATGAATTTACTGTTAAAGGTAGAGAGTTATTTATAAATGGTAAGAAGTGTGGTCAAGCTTTCCAATTGTCTAAATGGCAAACATATAAATCACAAGAATATCCTGATTATGACTTCATTATGTTTGATGAGTTTATAAGAGAAAAAGACAATAGTAATTACATACCTGAAGATTGTAAAGCGTTTCTAAATCTGATGCATACGATATTCAGGGATAGACCAAATACGAGGGCGGTTTGTTTATCGAATGCCGTAAGTATTGTGAATCCTTACTTCTTGTATTTTAAATTAGTTCCCGATGTTAATAAGAGATATAACGCTTATCGGGATGCTTTGATTGAAATTCCACCTACAAAAGAATTTGCTGATGCTTTCAGACAGACTCGTTTCGGTCAATTGATTGATGGTACTGACTATGGTGATATGGCATTAGACAATGAGTTCACAGGTGATAACTATACATTTGTTGAAAAGAGAAGTAAGAATAGTAGATTCCAATTTACTATTATTTACAAGGGGATGAATCTTGGTTTGTGGACTGATTCTAAACAAGGTTTGATGTTCATTAGTCAAGATCATGATCCTTCAACTAAAATGAAATTTGCGTTACTTAAATCAGACATGACAAATGATTCTATTCTAATGAATAACTGGAAACAAAATTTCTATCTAAGTAAAATGATAAGTGCATTCAAAAAAGGTTACTTGAGATTTGATAATCAGGTAATCAGAACAACTTCTTATGAAATGTTTAATAAGATGAATGTACAATAAAGACAAAGATAAAGATAAGTTCAAGGTCAAAAGAAAAAGCCTTCTCTTAGTGAGAGGGCTTAATTCGTTTTAATGAATGTTTTCTCCTGTTACATGTTCTTTTCCTTCTAGTATTGTTTCTATCAACCAATCATCATTTGACCCTTTGAAGTACCACGATAAGAATAAATCATATGAGTCAAAAGATTTGATTTGACGTTGATTGTCTATTATATGAGAAAAACTTATTTTAATCATTGTAAAACCTCCAATATTGTTTCACATGAAACACCTTTGTTGTAGCAATCTGTAAATAACTTTTGTAGCTCAATCCCTCTTTCAATTGTTATTCTTCCTTCTCTTTCATGTTTATTTATTAAAAGTAGTACTTCTACGAATTGTATTGTTGACATTGTTATCTCTCCTATTTATTGTAATTGTTTATTGTTTGGTTATTTATATTTGACGCTACATTGTTAGCGTTGATTGTTGCGTTTAAAATTTCTTCTTCTTTTAGTTTTGACATTTTCTTTTGTTCTATTAAACCTCTTAATTGTGAATCTAATGTTAATCTTCTAAATGAATCGAGTGAATTATCTCCTGAAGATGGTAGTTGATCCAAAATAGTTCTTATGTATTCTTCGTTTGCTTTTAATTCTTTTAGTGCTTCTTGGTGTTTGGCTAATGCTCTACGATGTGAAATGAATCCGAATATAACCCCTAGTGTGATTGATGTTAAGACTACTATTAATAGAAAGGTTTGTACTGCTGGAATTGATAGTAGCAAAGCCATTATTTTTACGCTCCTTTAGTGATTAAGAATGAATATAGATATGTGATAAGTAACAATATCAAGACCCAAGTTACAGGTCTTAATGAACCTTGAAAGAATTGTTTCATTTTACATCGTTCCTTTCGGTAATTTTTTAGTTGACTCGGCTTTCCAGTTGTTGCGTTGTGACTCAATAAATGCAAATACTTCTTTGTGTGTGTTAAAGTTATTGAATGATACCTCTTCAATTATGTCTGATTGTATACGTATTCCGTTTTGTTCGTATACGTCAAGAACTTCAACTGTAACTTGTTGTAAATTAACTGATGTATTAAAGTTGTTTTGTTCACGTAATAATGAATTGATTGCTGTAATTTCTTCCGTTGTAGACTCTTGTTGACGTGCAACTACTTTAACTTTAGAACCTGTTCTGTATGTGGATACTAA